AGTGGGGGCTTCTGAAGCATACATGGGTTGATAAGGTTCTAAAAACTGTTTCATCACTTCCTTTTCACCCTCATTCAAGGTTAGAACTCTGTATATAATATCATCATCCGTTTCCCTGTGATCTAGGATCATTACAAAAGGTGTAGTAGATATTGCACCCCCTCCCAAGTTAGTCATATTAATTTCAGAATTGGAAACATTCTCAGGTATATTATTTACAGGGTTATTTCTTACTCTAGGAGTCTTATTCAACATAGTCTCGTATTTCTCAAAGGGTTTACCAGAAATCCGTTGAATTGTTGTTTTATCTGAGATTGTATACTGTGATGACATGTAATACTTTTTAGATATAGGGGAACCCTTAATGACTAATTCACCAAGTGCTTCTGGCAAGGGGGGAAGTTTTCCTATATGAGTATTTCTTAAAATAAGGTGTTCGAGGGTTTCTGGAAAAAGACCTCTTATAATTCTTAGAGGATTATCAGATAAATCAAGGTAATTTAGGCTAGGAGGTAGCTCAGATGCATTAAGTTCTTCGATTCGGTTTCTTGAAAGATTTAATATTTTTATACTAGACCAAGATGGCTCGTTTGAAGGTAAATCAGTTAATCCCTTATCTTGACTATTCAATTCATCGTCGGAGCCCGACATTCTAGTAATTTGCTATAAAAAAATAATTCTATATCGCATTCTATAGAGCGATAAGAATCGATTTGTATTTTAATCATCATCCTTGCCAATCAACTGTGCAAATGCAACATTAATATTCTTCATGATCCCAAGAGCAGAAGGCTCCTTGTTCTTATCTGGGTGATATTTTAGCGCTAGAATTCTGTAGGCATGCTTAATCTCTGCCACTGTATTTTGTTTTGCAGTTAATCCAAGAGTGCGAAGATTGGCTATAGTAGCTGGGGATTGAAATATGGGTGCTTCCCTTGGCTCTTCATAGTGTGTTCTTGGCTTTTGCCTTTGGCTTTGCCACCAATCTGTAGAGGGCTGTTTTGGCTTAGACTTAGGTTTTTCTGATGCCTTTTGCTCCTGATAACTTGCCTTGTCACGAGTCTTTTGCTGAGACCAGGCACTAGAGCCAATGCGAATCTTTCGTGGTTTCTTTGGCATGTTTGAGAAATTCCGTTAGACTAGTTAGTTTATCTGTGAGTTTCAATTTTTTATAAAAAATATATGGGTCTTTATAGAAGACTCGTATATTTTTATAATATTAATTACCTCTTAAAGCTACCAAGCCTTCTCGTCTTTCTACGAGTAGTCTTTCTCTTAGAGTAGGTCTTGCTACGCCTTACAGGGTGAAGAAGTCTGTGAATTTCTGCAGCGGTTTCTCTTATTTCTTGTTTTTCCTCTTTAGTTCTTGCTTTAGAAAGTTTGTATTTTAATCCTTCTTTTAAGAGATTATCTGTATGAGATTTATCTATTCCCTTTGCCTTGAGTAATGTTGCTACTACGTCTTTTTGCAAGAAAACTACTGCTTCTTGCAATGGCCTGAGTTCTGAATACTCAGATGGTTCATTAAGATTTATCCCACGATTCACTAGTTTTTCTATCATATGTGTAACACCTTCATCTTGATATCTCTCAAGCATATGTCTTGTTGCCTTACTCTGAATAACATTATTAGACATTGCATTAATAAGAGCCTCAGCTCCCTCTAAAGATTTTCTTCTTCTTTGATAAATGCGTTGATTATTGTAGTCATGGTGAAAAATTGCCCTACAAGAAAAATTATAATGAATTCCAGGGAATTTCTTGAAGAGCCAGGATTGTGTGCATTTGAATTTCTTCATAAGATTATTCAGTTCATCATACGTGTGGACGTTATCTCCTAGATGTTTAATCTGCTTGTATGTGGGAAAGATTGAGTCTTCATACATCTTCTTAAGATTACTGGTATGGAAACTACCAGTATATGTATGGGTTACTTGATCTTCATCTTCCTTAGAAGTATCCGTAAAATGATTGTCATTGTCTAAACTAAACATTCCAGATTTAATAAAGCGTTTCGTGTTTTTAAAGTTTACAAATGGGAATTTGATAGATTCAAGGTAGGTTCTATCTGATGGATGGGGGGCTTCAGGATAATGAATATGAAAGGTAAATCCAAATTCTCTTGACAATTCATCCCTATACTTAAGGGGATCTCTTAGTTTTGCCTTCATTCCCTTAGGAATGTCATCAAAGGCTAACATAATGTTATAATAATTCTTGAGTTCAGTTGAGATGCCACATTCATGAAGAGTAATATACATGCAACCTGGGGGAACTGGCTTCTCAAAAAAGATATCTTCCCCATGAGATGAATTCAAATAGACTGATGGTTTCCCTGGAACTAATGGTATGGTGGGTGCCTCATTAGCATACATGGGTTCAAAGGGTTCTAAGAACTGCTTCATTACCTCCTTTTCACCTGCATTCAAGGTTAGAACCTTGTATATAATATCATCATCCGTTTCTCTGTGATCTAGGACCATAACAAGTGGTGTACTGGATCTTTGATCTCCTCCTATCATTGCACCACCGATATTAGTCATGTTAATTTCAGAATTAGATTCATTTACTGAAATATTATTTACAGGGATATTGACTGGTGGAGGAGTCTTTTCCAACATAGTCTCGTATTTCTCAAAGGGTTTGCCTGAGATACGCTGGATTGTTATTTTATCTGAGATACCAGTTTGACTTTCCATATCATACTTTTTAGATATAGGAGACCCTTGAATCACTAGCTCAAGAAGGGTTTCTGGTAAGAGGGGAAGTTTCCCCACCCTTGTATTTTTTAAGATAAGATACTTGAGAGTTTCTGGAAAACGTCCCTTTATAATTCTCAGAGGGTTATCAGATAAATCAAGGTATTCTAGTATAGGAGGTAGCTGAGATGCATCAATATGTTCAATATCATTAGTTGCGAGGTTTAAGATTTTTAACTTAGACCAGGATGGTTCTTTTAAGGGCAAACTAGTTAATCCCTTATCTTGACTATTCAATTCATCGTCGGAGTCCGACATTCTAGTATTTTACTATAAAAAAATTGAATGTTTTACTGCTATTTATTTGGCTAGACATGCCAGAGGTACAAAAGCACGGATTTATCTGGGAGCGAGAATTAGCTACCAAGGTTTATGGAGCTACTGAGGAAGAGCATATGGCAAATAGTTATACTGCTAAACATGATATACCCTCAAATCTCAATAAACTCGATTCAGTAAATGTGTCAGTTAAGACTTCTAACTCTCAAAACTCTGTATGCATGGGACAACCCCTCAATGTCTTTGAGTCGGTATCAAGTGGAGAAACATTCCACGCTACAGTTATACATTATAAACAAGTAGGAGAAGAGAAGCATCTTAAGTCAGTTGTTGAGATAGACCTTACTGATTCTAGAGACCTTCTATTTGGAGATTTAACTCGTGAAGAAATTGAAGGGATGGACCAAGTTGTAAAAAAAGTTCCTGCAAAAAGGCGGCCCACAGCTGAAGAGCATAGACAAATGTATAATGTAAGAAACCCATTGAATTTAAAGAGTAAGGCTATCATGTTAAACATTAAGTGTGATAGTAATCAGAGTAGATTACAGTGTTCTTTCAACAAGTTTCAGAAATTCCTTTCGGATAACCCTGCTCGTATTATTGCTAGAAGCGAAGGAACAACCTTTCGTGGAAAAAATATATTAGAGGTGATAAAATTAGGAACAAGAGTTTTCAATAAGTAGGTTCAAGACCTCATTTGCCTCCCCCTTTGAAAGACTACGTGGACCCACAGTATTTGATGGAAAAGTGTGTTGATTCACCTTCTCCATTATTTTTTGTAGATTAGGAATATGCTGGCTATCTAATTTTATGAAATAGTGAGATTGCACACTGTAATCTCCTGTGCCCTTCAGATAACAAGTCCCTGCCTTTCCTCCAACTCTACGAAAGGCTATATGCCATATATCACAGGTCTTCACATATTGGAATCCTATTTCCTTGACTAAGGTAGCCTTAGGCCTATCAACATCTTTCTTTTGCCAAATCTGAAAGACACATGGGACATCATATGGCACTGCATTAACCTCAAAGGAATCTTTTGCTAATTCTTTTTCCAGAATACAATGGAACTTTGTAGGGAAGGCTCGTGTCATAGATGGTTTCAAGAAAGACCTGGGCAGAATAAAGGCAATGATTTCAGCATATTGGGATGCATGTTGGATGAAGGATTTAGCTAAAGACCCCTGTTTACCAAAGGGAGGATTTCCAAAGAAGATACGCTTAGTTTGTCCAGTAGGAGCCCACTCTAAGAAATCTTGTTTTATGATTGAGTCCATCTTGGGATCCAAGTCAATCCCAATAGATTGAATGGTGAGCGGGAGAGCTTTTAAGAAAGAACCATTTCCTGCTGATGGTTCAATCCATTGATATCCTTGGGCTTCAGGGATTGCTGTAAGAATAGAATCGACACATTCTTTTGCTATAGATTGTTTTGTGTAGAACTGATCCTTAGTATTCTCCCGAAATTTGCCTGTATCTTGTGCCATACTATCAGTTGTCACAAAATACATTTCATTTTTTTAACCATTCATTTATTACTCTTGCGAGACCTGGTTTTACGATTTTTCTTACCTCCATGGAATTTACGAGTAGTATGTTTGAAATATACTGGCATGTGTGCCAATCCCTTAAATGCAGGTGGCGTCTTTCCCTGTGCTACACTTTTAGCCTGATTTATGGCAAAATCTTTTGCAGCCCCCGTAGCTACTCCTACTGCTTTAGATGCAGCCTTTGCAGCAGCAGCCATTGCACGTGTGAAAACAGGCATTCTATTAATATCTAGTATAAAAAATGAATGGTATAATTAGTATATAAATATTACATGCGCCTAATTATTGTTGAATCACCTGCAAAATGTTCTAAGATCCAGGGATTCTTAGGCCTAGGATATAAGGTGATTGCATCCATGGGTCATATTCGTGGACTAGTTCCTGATTTAGATTCAGTAGGTATACAGAAAAACTTTGAACCCACCTATGAATTCTCGAAGGAGAAGGCAAAGGCGATTGCCCAGCTCAAGGAAATGGCAAAGGGGGCAGAATCCATTATCTTATGTGCTGATGATGACCGGGAAGGCGAGGCAATTGCCTACAGTGTAGCTGTTCTCTTGAAACTCAACCCCTTAACAAATCCCAGGGCAGCATTTCGTGAAATTACCAAGAATGCAGTATGTGATGCTATTCTCAGACCTCGCACAATTGACATGAATAAGGTGAATTCTCAACAGGCAAGGGCAATGCTGGATATGATGGTGGGATTTACAATTTCACCACTCTTATGGAAACATATTGGAGGTGGCACAGCCTTATCGGCAGGACGTTGTCAGACCCCTGCTCTAAGGCTGGTATGTGAAAGGGAGTCTTCCATAGAATCTTTCAAGTCAGAGTCATCCTGGGCTTTATCAGGAACCTTTGTTGCAAAGGGACAAGTGACAAATAAGAATTCCATTTGGCCTGCTACAATGATAGAGGAACTGGGTGATGAAGAATCTGCCTTGAATTACATGGAAAACCATAATTCAGAAGCTGGAGGAATTGTTCGTTCAGCTATAACAAAACCCTGGTCAGAATCTCCTCCACAAGCATTAATGACTAGCACACTACAACAACAATGTAGTAATCTATATAACTGTAATCCTAAGAGGACTATGCAAATTGCGCAGAAACTCTATGAGGCTGGGCATATTACGTATATGAGAACTGACCAGACAAATCTTGGCGAAGAAGCTGTCTTACAAGCAAAGAAGACTGTGGAATCTAGATGGGGGAAACAGTATTTGGGTGATTTGAAGAATAAGGCTGTAAAGAAACAAGGTCCTGTAGCTCAAGAAGCGCATGAGGCCATTCGCCCCACTCACTTTGAAAATTCACAGTTACCTGAATCTGAGGATTGGTCTCCCCAAGATAGAAAGATTTACCACTTGGTTTGGTTAAGAGCTATACAATCTATCATGGCTCCTGCGAAAGGAGAGGGTCGCACAATAACCTTTGATTTAGAAGGAGATTCCAATGAATTTCCATGGGAAGGAAAGTGGAAACGAACTCTCTTTCAGGGGTGGAAGATTGCAGATGAGAAAGATTCTAAGATTGGCCTAGCTGAGGACAAGGAGGATGAGGAAGTAGAATCAGCCGAATCCATGTGGAAATTAGCCGAAGGAATCAAGGAGGGACAAGGAGTAGCATGGAAGACTTTGAATGCAAAGCCAAAGGAATCAAAGCCTCAAGGTCGTTTTACAGAAGCTACCTTAGTTCGTGAATTAGAGAAGAAGGGAATTGGCCGACCTTCTACGTTTGCATCCCTTATTGCCACAATTATAGAAAAAGCTTACATAGAAATCAAGGATATTCCAGCAGTAACTCAAGTGTCCAATACCTATAGTCTGAATTCATTGAATCAATGGCCCCCCTTGAAGGAAGCCTTTCAATTGAAGAAGGGTGGTGAAAAGGCCAGGCTTCTACCAACTCCTCTCGGTCAATCTATCCTGGAATTTGCAAATAAGAATTTCCCTGATCTCTTCGCATTTGATTTCACTGCATCTATGGAATCTAGGTTAGATAAGATTGCTGATGGAGCTGAGCCATGGAAGAAGGTATTGGAAGATACATGGAAATCTTATAAGGGCCGATATGAAACCTTGAAAGGTTCTGGTTCAGTGCAGGCAAATGGGAAAAGAAAGGAATTCTCAGATGGCCTCGTAGCAGTTATGACTGGAAAGGGTCCACTACTTCTAAAAGAAGATCCAGCGGGAGTAAAGGAAAAAACTGTATTCTATGGATGGCCTCCTGGGAAACAATTACAAACCTTGACAGAAGAGGAGGCTAAGACATTTGTAGAAAATATTGGAAAACAACGAGAGGGTTCGGCATTGGGTGAATACAATGGAAATCCTATAGTAAAAAAGAAGGGGCCCTATGGCCTCTATGCAGAGTGTAACGGAGTAAGGGTGAATTGCACAGAAGAGAGTTCCTTAGAAGATATTATTGAAAAGCTACAAGCAAAGCAGGAATCACCTGCAAAGTCTCTGGGACCCTTTCAAATCAGAAGTGGTCAATATGGCCCCTACTTGATGAAATCTGGACAAACTGGAAAGAAGCCAGTGTGTGTATCTATACCCAAGGGAATAGATATTGAGAGTCTTACTGCTCAACAGGCTGGAGAAATCTTTGAAGAAGGGTTGAAAGCAAAGGCAAAAGGGGGGTTTAGGAAATTCAAGAAATAGGTTTAACCTCCTTCACAAAGAACTGAATAGTGTAGTCTGAGAAATTAGCTACCATTGTGCCTCGTGCATCTCTGTATTTATCGATTGACAAGTCATCTTCCATCATACCTGGAGTATATTCAGGATCAATAGAACTATATTGAGGATGTTGCTTGCGAAATTCCTTATTCATCTGGTTAATCTTATGTAGGACATGACCAAGAGCCTGTTCATAGGAGGAACACAATATATCCCACATAAAAGTATCTGTATCGTGAATTACAAAGTATGATGCCATTATGGTGTAAAAGATATTAAAGCGCTTATCAATTTTATTAGGGCTAATAAAATTGATGAATATAATAGATTGTGGTATAGTTATGACAATGTATCGTATTGCATGGAGATCTAAGATTACTGGCCTTGGAGGACATGGGGAATATATCCTTTCATTTAGAGATGGAACCGATATAATAAAAGAGTTAAATGCAGAGTTCTGTAATATCGAGCATTGGCTGGAGCCAATGAAAGTTAATCTAAATGGCCAAA